ATCAACACCGGTGGCACGGGTTTTAAGCACTGATGAATATGTGGAGCGGACCAATATATTTTATCATGCCACTAGTGACAGATTATTAACAGTTGGACACCCATATTTTGATGTCAGGTCGTCTGATGGCTCTAAAGTAGAGGTACCTAAAGTATCAGGCAATCAATTCAGAGCGTTTAGAATGTTGTTTCCAGATCCAAATAGATTTGCATTGGCAGACATGTCTGTTTACAATCCTGACAAAGAAAGATTAGTATGGGCCTGCGCAGGTATAGAAATCAATCGAGGACAACCTTTAGGGGTTGGTACGTCTGGTCATCCACTATTTAATAAAGTAAAAGACACAGAAAACACAAATAGTTATCAGAACAGTTCTACAGATGATAGACAAAACATTTCATTTGACCCAAAACAAGTGCAAATGTTTATTATAGGCTGTACACCATGTCTAGGTGAATATTGGGATAGAGCTTTGCCATGCGATGAGGCTGGTAATCAACAAGGTAAATGTCCACCTATTGAACTAAAAAACTCTGTTATTGAGGATGGCGATATGATTGACATTGGCTTTGGCAACATAAATAACAAAACATTATCAGTTAATAAATCAGATGTCAGTTTAGATTTAGTGAATGAAATAGCCAAATATCCAGATTTTTTAACTATGGCTAATGATATATATGGAGATTCTTGTTTTTTTTTTGCCAGAAGGGAACAATGTTATGCTAGACATTACTTCACTAGAGGTGGAGCAGTAGGGGATGCCATACCTGACACAACTACCAATCAGGATCATAAATACTACATAGCACCTAAGAATGGGCAAGCCCAGAGCCCTTTAGGTAACTCTATATACTATCCTACTGTTAGTGGCTCATTGGTGTCTTCTGATGCACAGCTTTTTAACAGGCCTTTTTGGTTAAAACGTGCACAAGGCCATAATAATGGCATTTTATGGGGAAACCAAATGTTTGTTACTGTTGCAGACAATACAAGAAACACCAATTTTACTATCAGTGTTACTTCTCAAGATGGTCCACTTACAGAATATGACGCCAACAATGTTAGAGAATTTTTAAGACATGTTGAGGAATATCAAATTTCTGTAATATTGCAACTGTGTAAAGTCTCTTTACAACCAGATGTATTAGCACAAATTAATGCTATGAACGCAGGCATATTAGAAGACTGGCAGTTAGGCTTTGTACCAACACCAGATAACTCAGTTCATGATACATATAGATATATTAATTCTCTTGCTACAAAATGTCCTGATAAAGTAGCCACTAAAGAAAAAGAAGATCCTTTCGCAGAATACTTTTTTTGGAGGGTTGATATGACAGAAAAATTATCTTTGGATTTAGACCAGTATCCGTTAGGACGTAAATTTTTGTTTCAAACTACATTACCAAGCTCTCGTAAGCGTGCAGCGCCGACCACCAAATCGGTCTCAAAGCATACTAAACGAAAACGCACCTAACCGAAATCGGTCCCTTTCAATAAACAAGTATTCTAACCAAAGTGGTATGTGAAGCATTTTTTAACCGTGTTCGTGACTAAACCGAACAAGTCAACACCAGCAACCGCACCCGGTTAATCAGATTATAAATCGCTGTCGGTGCCAAAGAAGACAAAGACTTGGCAGGATCTCGAGGAAACACCGCAGGCGCCCGCCAAAAGTCTGCCAAGTTTTCTTGGCAGAACATCTTTTTGGCTACAACTCTCACCGATAACGGTAAGTATTTGTTTTCTGCACCGGTGCCGGTTGCTACATTACTCATATGGTGATTGTGGTTCACAACTATCATCTTGACATATTACATGTAACCGCATGTGTTGTATCTAATATAAAAATATTTTGTGCAGCTACAACTGTTCAGATGCTCATGGACAGGCCAAGGACAATCTTACAGCTTACACAGCATCTTAATATACCAGTGGAAGACCTACTGGTACCTTGCAAATTTTGTAAAAGATTTTTAACTCTTATTGAACTTTTGCAATTTGATTATAAAAATTTACAATTGATTTGGCATGACGATTTAGTATATGCTTGTTGTTGCAGCTGTGCATATGCATCAGCTGCCTTTGAATATAAAAACCATTTAGAGTTTCAGGTTGTAGGTAAGCAAATTGAGGAAATTACTCAGCAAAGTATTGGATTCATTAATATTAGGTGTGTGTTTTGCTTAAAGAATCTAGATTTGTTAGAGAAGTTAGACAATTGTGCTAGGCATCAGCAGTTTTATAAGGTGAGAGGTAATTGGAAGGGATTGTGTAGACATTGTGGGTCGATAGAATGATTGGGAAAGAAGTAACTATTCCAGATATTGTTCTGGAAGAGCTGCAAGAGCTTGCTCAGCCCATTGACCTGCATTGTTACGAAGAGTTACCAGAGCTTCCAGATGCTACTAGTGAAGAATCAGAGGAGGAGCCTGAACGCATCCCATACAAAATTGTAGTACCTTGTTGTGGGTGTCCAGTGAAACTCCGTCTCTACGTTTTTGCGACCTATTTTGGCATTCGGGCATTGCAGGACCTTTTGCTTCAAGAAGTGCAACTCATCTGTCCACAGTGTCGAGAGGCCATTCGCAATGGAGGACAATAAAGGTACTGATGCAGGTGCAGGATGTAGTGATTGGTTTTTAGTAGAAGCCGATTGTTCCGATACTAGTGATTTAGAAAATGATTTAGAAAAACTGTTTAATGAAGAGACAGATTCAGACATTTCTGATTTACTTGATGATGGGGACATTGAGCAGGGAAACTCCCGCGAATTGCTATGCCAGCAAGAAACAGAGGAGAGCGAGCAACAAGTGCAATTGCTAAAACGAAAGTATTTGAGTCCTAAAGCTATTTCACAGCTTAGTCCGCGGCTGGAGTCCATCTCCTTGTCGCCCCAACATAAATCTAAAAAACGTCTATTTGTGGAGCAGGACAGCGGCTTAGAGCTCTCACTAAATGAAGTTGAAGATATTACTGAAGAGGTGGAGGTACCGGCAAGTGCTTCAGTGCCGGCAGCACAGGGTGGAAAGGGAGTGGGAGGGACGCATTTTAAAGAGCTGTTAAAAAGTAGTAATGTAAAAGCAACTTTAATGGGAAAATTTAAAGATGCGTTTGGGGTAGGATTTAATGAGTTAACCAGGCAATATAAGAGTAATAAGACTTGCTGCAAAGATTGGGTTGTAACAATATACTGTATACAAGATGACTTATTAGAAGCTTCCAAAATACTGTTACAAAAACATTGTAATTATATATGGATGCATGTATTACAGCCTATGACATTATATTTATTGTGTTTTAATGCTGGAAAAAGTAGAGAAACTGTATGTAGACTACTAAGTTCTATTCTGCAAATTAATGATATACAGGCATTGCTAGAGCCTCCAAGACTGCGAAGTGTTTTATCTGCATTGTTTTGGTACAAAGGCAGTATGAATCCCAATGTCTATTCATTTGGTACCTATCCAGAATGGATAGTAGCTCAAACAATGATAAGTCACCATTCAGCAGAAGCTACACAATTTTCTTTATCAGAGATGATACAGTGGGCATTTGACAATGACCATGTAGAAGAAGCAGATATAGCTTATAATTATGCTAGGTTGGCTGAAACAGACAATAATGCCAAAGCTTTTTTGGATAGTAATAGTCAGGCCAACTTTGTAAGACAGTGTGCTTTGATGGTTAGACATTATAAACGAGGACAAATGAGAGATATGTCAATGTCATGTTGGATTCATACTCGTCTTATGTCTGTAGAGGGAGAAGGGCATTGGTCAGAAATTGTTAAATTTATTAGATATCAAAACTTAAATTTCATTATGTTCTTGGATAAATTTCGCACATTTTTAAAAAATACTCCTAAAAGAAATTGTATTTGCTTTTATGGTCCTCCAGATTCTGGTAAATCTATGTTTACTATGTCTTTAATAAATGTATTAAAAGGAAGGGTAATTTCGTTTGCAAACTCTAGAAGCCAGTTTTGGTTGCAGCCCCTGTCAGAAACTAAACTTGCTTTGCTAGATGATGCTACTCAGGAATGCTGGAATTATATTGATACATTTTTAAGAAATGGTGTAGATGGCAATTATGTCTCGTTAGATATTAAACACAGGGCACCATTACAAATTAAATTTCCTCCATTAATGATTACTACTAACATGAATATATTAAAGGAGGAAAAATACAGGTATTTACATAGTAGAATCGAATTTTTTGAATTTCCAAACAAATTTCCTTTTGATAATAACAACAAGCCACAATTTAACTTAACTGACCAAAGCTGGAAATCTTTTTTTGAAAGGCTTTGGACACAATTAGAGCTGAGTGACCAAGAAGACGAGGGAGAGGAGGATGGAAACTCTGAGCGAACGTTTCACTGCACTGCAAGACAAGTTAATGGACATTTATGAATCAGGCCTAGAAACATTGGAAGCCCAAATTGAGCACTGGCAACTCTTAAGACAAGAGCAGGTGCTTTTGAACTTTGCTAGGCGAAATGGGGTCTTGCGATTGGGATACCAACCGGTCCCAAATCTTGCAACTTCAGAGACTAAAGCCAAAGATGCAATTGGCATGGTACTATTGTTACAAAGTTTGCAAACCTCCCAGTATGCAGAGGAGACATGGAGTTTGGTGCAAACTAGCCTTGAAACTGTTAGAAGTCCTCCTGAAAATTGCTTTAAAAAGGAACCACAGACTATTGAAGTGGTGTTTGATGGAGATCCTGAAAATCGCATGATTTACACAGTATGGAACTGGATTTATTTTCAGAATACAGAGGACATTTGGCAAAAAGTTAAAGGACAAGTGGACTATGAGGGTGCATTTTACATGGAAGGCAAACATAAACATTATTATGTAAAATTTGAAAATGATGCTAACAGATTTAGCACTACAGGA